ACCTGCATATCCGTCTCAAACTTGACGCGCTCCATGTAAGAGAGGCCGTCAATGTTGGTGAGAAGGAACCAAGCGGTTGCCGATGTGAGGAAGTCGTTGGTCATGTAGCCTTCCGGCAGACCGCCAGAAGTGCTGATGATCGCGTTCACATCGTTGTCAGCCGTACCCGGACGGAGTTCCGACTTGGTGAGGCGGATCGCGACAGGCTCAAGCTGCGGGGGAACCAGCAGCTTGCGGGCGCGCGCGAAGACCTTCAGACCAGCCTGATCCTTGAAGGCTGTACGGATGGCGATCATGCCAGCGAGCAGGGTGGCCTCATTGAGTTCCACATCTGTCGCAGGACGGTTCGCAACCGTGCCGCCATCAATCGGATGGTTGGTCGCAATCAGGGCAACGCCGTCACCGCCAACAGACGCATTGTAGGTCGTGGAGGTGTTGATGACGTTCGCGCCGTAGATTTCCTTGGTCTGGTTGAAGCTTTCAACAAGGCCGAGGTTGGAGGGCTGGAACTGCGTCTTGTAGAGGTTATCGTCAATCGCCTTGCGGGTGATCGCGTAGCCCAGAGCAATTTCCGTATGCTCCTGATTGTAGACAAAGCGTTCGCCAGCACCGTTATCAAAGGCGGTCTGGCCGCCTTCGGTCTTAAGCTGCGCGAGGCCGAGGTAACGCATTTCAGCGGTACGCTCAAGCGCCATGCGGCTCTCGTGCTTGGTGAAAATCTTGTCGTACTGAGACGGGATTTGCTCGTACTTGCCTTCAATGCCGCGAAGTCCCGGCAAGAGAAGGTCTTTGATGGCACTAAGATTAACAGCCATTGGTCCTTACTCCTTAGATGCCTGTCGGACCAGCGCCGTTATTGCGGCTGGTGACGTTGTTGAAGCCGACAATGATATAATTGTAGGCAGATGCGATGTCAGTGCCATTGGAACCCGGCGGGTCCACATCAAAACCGATGATGCGGAACGGAAGGGTCGCGGTGACATTGGGGCTTTCCACGAAGGCACCAGAGATGCCCGTGTTTGCGTTGCCCGTGCCGAGGTTGAACTGAACGTACAGGCCCATAGCAGCCAGACCGATGGCGGTGCCGCCAGCCTGCACAAGGAACTGAGTATTCGGAGCGTCAATGATGTACGCCTCAACGTCAGCGGCAGCGTCAGCACCGGGCCAATAATTGGACCAGACAACGCGCTTCTGCGAGGTGGAGAGATACTTGCAGCCAGCAAAGATGCCAGCGATCTGAGCCGTGCCAGCCGTGGCGCGGGCGATATAGCCCGTGTCCAAGTTAGATACGGGGTCGCCAAAGTAGATGGCGGTGGTGTTGTCCGACTTAACAAGGCGAACGGACTGTTCGTAAGTGGGGGTTGCACCCATGCCGCGATAAACGCGGAAACCAAAGGGAGCGTTTGTATTGGGCATCCCGGTTCTCCTGAGAGACGATCATCACAAATCAGCACCGAGCCGCAGGACAATCAAACAAAGGTTTATCCTTCACCGGGAAGGAATGAGGTGTTTATAAACCTTAAAATGCAACTTGACAATACGTAAAAACAAACGCCGCCCAAGTTAATGGACGGCGCTCGCTCGTAGGCCCCGGTTGGGGGTTATTCGTCGCTGATCGGCATCGCCTCAAAGCTCTTCTTGATTGAAGGCTTTACGCGCGGATCATCACGCTCAAAGGTGCCGTCAGGAGCCTGATTAAGCTGGGCCTCCTTGGCCTTGACTTGAAGGCGGGCCTTTCTGAGGTTTTCCCGGTGAACGTAATCCGTCAGAACCTTTGGACGCTCCATCAGGATCATGCCATCGCGTTCAATGGTCTGCCAGTTGCCTTTCGGCATCATCTGCGGATGGCGCGTGGCGGGTACAGTCTCCCAGCCCTGCCGTGCAAGCTCAACCTCATGGGCCGGGTCTTCCTTACCCCAGATAGTCTTGCGCTTCCACTCGTATGACCAGCCATCAGGGACGATAGCCGGGTCAACCCAGAAGCGGTCAGCACCATCGCTGGTGTCACCCTTCAGGTGCTTGCGGATTTCAGCCGCACGGCGTTCAGCGCGGGCGCGGGGATCGTCTTCACGCTGATCTGCGCGCATATCCTCACGGGTTTCCGCCACGGGATCGTCGCGCATGACCTTCGGCGGCCTTCCGGGCGACTTCTTAGCGATTTCCGGCATGTTTTCGTCACTCATCACTGCAATTTCCCTTCTTTCTTTAGCGCAACTTTGTTTTTGGCGTACTCTTCAGGGGTCATGCCCATGATGCCAGCCATTTCGCGCTCTTCACGGGTCAAAGTGACGGCATTCCTGCCGCCAGAACCGTTGGAAGCAGCCCTTGAGGACGGCGCGGCAGGCGGAGGAGCCTTACGGGCCATGGGTTTTGCCGCCATGGATGTTGGTTCTTCCTCATCGTACTGCTGAACAGCCGTCTGGGGCTTGCGGTAGCCCATCTGGCGCTCAATTTCCGCGAAATACTCATCGGTATCCGCCTGAAAACCGTCAGCAACCGCGATATTATGCGCGCCGACCATCTTCATGTAGAGCCGCTTGTCACGGACACACTCAGGATGCGATCTTACCCATGCCGCAGAGCGCGGAGAAAGCTGCGAAGCGATAGCCTCAACCGGGTCAGCAGGCATTTCTGGCTGTTGCCGGGGCGGGGTCTTGAGCCTTTCGCTCAGAGCCGCCTTGCCGTTCTCCAACTGGAGCAGCTTTGCCCCGTTGATTGACATGTGCGATTGGATTTCAGCCGCTTGATCAAACGCGCCAGCCTGCATAGCCGCCGCATAGTCACGCTTCAGCATGGTGTTGGTGCGGTTTACGCTGTCAATCGCACTGACGATAAGCTGGAGATTGCTGTCCTGTACCTCGTAGGAGGCCTTGGAGGCGGTATTCTCAGCCATGCGGGCGCGCTTTTCAGCCTCAGCACGGGCGTTGCGCTCCATGTCAAGCTGCTGCTTAAGCGCCTCAATGCCGATTTCAGGAGAAATTTCATCGCCCCGGTCTTTCTGGGGAACGGATGAAGACGTTTCCGCCTCATCCGCAACGATGACTTCCTCTTCCTTGTTTTCAATCTTTTCGTCTGACATTCAACTTCTCCGTGTCACCAGACTGCATCCGGGGCGGGGATGCGCCCACGGACATCCGTGTCATCAAGGATGCGGCAAAGCTGGCCGTGAACGGTGATCTGCCAACCATCGCTGGGCCTGAAGTAAATCCAATCACCAACGTCCAGATTGACACCCTTGAACCACTTGCCGCTGTCATCCACGAAGGCATCAGCGCCCTTCTTGATGATCAAGCCGACCTTGCCCTGATACTTGTCCTCCTCGCGCGTCTGCGCGGAAAGATACAAACCGCTCTTGGTCTTCTCCGGGCGGATGTAGATGGCAACCAGCACTTGATTGTGAAAAATCTCAATGTCGCTGATGTTGCCCATTTCTTTGCGGATCATCTCCGCCGGGTCAGTGTCGTGTTCCATACGCATGTATGGCATTTACTTCTCTCCCTGTTCTGCCTTTGCGATCTCAGTGTTAACTTCGCCAATCAATTCATGAGCGATGTTAATACCCCGTATGATGCCCGCCTGAAACTTGTAGTCGGCAAAATCCTGAGCGTTGCCAGCAACAATGCGCTCGCTTTCACGCTCCGCAGCCTCGTTGAGGCGCTTGGCATATAGCTTCTGCCAGAAAGTATCGTAGGTTTGCACCATGCCGCAGATGTAAAGATCGGCAGAAAGTAAATCCATTTACATAGGCAATTATGTAAACGCCCATACACCAAAACTTACATATCTAGTTGGCCGTTGACATTGTATCACCAATAGGCTATGATGCTTTTGTTAGGTCGGAACACCCCGGCCCTCACATGGAGGTAAAAATGTCAAAATATTATCGCGTAGCGGTTAGCGCATCACTCCCCAAGGATGAACGCAAGCAGGCAGCAAATTGGAATGTGTTCTCTGGGAGAAAATTCAAATGTCAAAAGGATGCTTGCGCGGCAAGAGACACACTGCCGGAAAAGCACTTGTTTGATGTCATTGAGTGTATAGGCGCAATGAACCCATTCTAAACGGAAAAGGCCGGGGTCACTCCCGGCCTTCTTCTTTGGTGCCACAGGGGGAGGCAAGGCTTCTTACCCACTTCCGTCCGGCAGGGATGGCCCCCTGTAGCGGCGTCTCAGTATGCCTTCTTCCCGTAGGCGTCAATCTT